TCAGGCAATAAAGGGGCTGTACTTGGCGGTAAGGGCTTGCGTGTGGTTGGCTGTCGCGGTGAAATCGCCGGCATTCAGTGGGCCGCCGGTGTTGGTATGGGTATGGCTGGCAGTCTGTTGTGCCAGTGTTTGGATCACATCCAGCGTATCGGTTAACAGTGTCAGCACATTGATTTCATCGGTACCCAGGCGCACTGATGGCGCGATAAGTTCCTGAGCGGCGGCAACACTGCGGCGAATGCCAGTGATTTTCTCTGTGAGTGTACCGCCGACATCAGTTGTCTGGTTCTGGCCAACCTTGATATTTTGGCTCTGGCCAACATCGTCAGTTTTGTCTTTGCCGACCTTAACCACCATATTGGCCGATGTGCCTATCGAATAATCACCCTCGGCAAGTTGCACCACCTGGCCGGCCATCAGGGTTTTAGTTCCCAATACCGTGGTACTGTCGTTGGCTTTTACCGTAGTATTGCGTGTGGTAGTGGTACGGTTTTCTTCATCACTGGTCACACTGCGCCGGCTACTGGTTTCCTCAATCGCCTGGTCAGTGTCGCGTTGCCAACTGCCGTCAACCGTTACGCGCTGACTGACGCCAGCGCGCTGCTGCTGCAATTGCTCCCCCGGTTTCACTGCCGGCAGTGATAGCCCCTCAGACAGTATTTGCCGAATCATCGGCTTATCTGGTCGGCCATCAGCAAAACCGATTTCGACCAGTGTCCCCTCTGGCGGGAACTGGAACATGCCGCCCTCACTGCCAGCCATCGGAATGGGAAGCGGTACCGCGTTATATTCCTGCGTGCCGCCGGCGGCGTTGCCGTTCTCGTCCAGTAATTGAACATTGACCGCATAACGTGGCCGGAATGGATCGGACGGGTCGCCCAGCTCGGCGGCATCAGTCGGACTCATTACCCGCGCACGGCGGGGCAAATGCAAACCCGCGCCCAATTCTGGATAAAGCTTTTCAATCTGGCGTTGTTCCGGGGATTTCTGCGCCGGCTGGCCCTGGGTGTTTAATGGCGTCCAGTTCAAAGTCATGGTGTCGTCGCTTACATCAACTTTGGTGATGCGTCGGCCATTCACAATCACGCCCGGACGAATGGCCGGGATAAGCGGCAAAGTCAGGTTGTTACCGCCGCCGCCGCCTTGGGCGAATTCCTGCGGAATATCGACAGGCGTTTGTGCAAAACGCGAATCGGCATAACTGCCGACATAGACAGTGCCGTCAGGCAGTTGGTACCAGACATAATCCGGAATATTGAACGCGCGCCCTAAATTAAGCATCAGTTGGTTACCGCTGCCATTGTGTTGGAAATGGGGGATCGGCGTATCGGTGTAAGCGGTGTTTTCCGGCAACACAAAACGCATGGCGGTAGCTTTGCCGACCGTGTCGGTCACGTCGCGCAAGGTGGGATGTTGCAATGAGCACGGCCAGGAACGTTCAAACACGCCGACCAGCTCCCGCACCATTAATCGTTGTGCGCCATTTTCAGCCGGCGCGCTACGCTCAACAAATCCGGTTAACCAACGATAAATTGAGGCGTTATAGCCCAAATCCAGCCGCACCAATTTACCGATACAATCCTGCTCAGTCAGCGCGGTAATAAACCCCAGGCCGCACCCGCTCAGTGATAGCGACAGATTTAAGCTATGGGCGGCGATTTCATCATCGCCAATACGCAACGTGACAACAGATTTCATGCACTCCCCCCGGCTGGGCCGATAGCGTTATCAACCTTTTGCAGCACACTTTCAAACCATGACTGGCTTTCTGCTGTCTCGCCATCTGACGCACTCGCAGTACCGCCCGCCGTTTGGATGGTGGCATTTTTACCGCCCTTGCTGGCTTGTTGGGCCTTACGTTCGGCCACGCTGGAATATTCAGCCAGCGTAAAATTAACCAGCCACGCCATAGCATTGGTCTGTTCGACTGCATCCACGCCGGTGGTAAAAGTGGCTTCGCGAAACTTAACCGCCAGGGCCAGTGAGTGAGCGACACGATAACGTTTTTTGCTGCCGTCGCTGTTCTTGGCTTCGGCCAGGCTATAAATACGCGTCAACATAGCGGGATTGGTGTATTTAATTAACCCGGATACCCGCAACTCTTTGCCTTTGGTGCCCTGTTCTGACTTGCTGGTACTGCTGGCCTGGCCGCTTTGGTCTTTGTCCTGAATTGACATAGAAAGCGTTACCAGAATGTTGTTGAGTAAGATTGCTTCCCCATCAAGGGCCAGCGTGACCACATCAGCCATGATTAACCACCATTGCGCGTAGCGGGGCCAAATCAGCGCCCACAAACATAATTGCCAGGCTAAAAATGGCCTGGTTGTCGGGAATATCTTTTTTCATCTCGGCGATCGCCGTTTGGCTGTTGCCCTCCACCGATAGCGACCAAAGCGGCACACTCGCCCCTTGCAATTGTTCCAGGCTATTTTTTGCCTCGGCCAGCAATTCGGCGCGTTGTTGTTTGAATGCCGTCAGGGCGGTGTCTATAGCCTCGCTACTGCTGCTGGCGGCGGTATCACTGATGGCTTTTTGTAGGGCTTGCGCACCGGATGCCAGCCGGGTGGTGGCAACCGATAGCGGCGCACTGGCCGGCAAACCACCTGGGCGCGCGGGGATTTGCATCTTGCTGACATCTAAACTCAGGGCGGCTTTAGCCCGGCGTTGAACTTGGGCCAGTGTCGGTATCGGGAACACCTCGGCGGCGGCGGTCAGCAAAGTAATAAACTCGGCCAGGGTTTTCGCGCTGATAAGTAATATCAGCACATCTTGATTACTTTCTGCGCCAGCCAGCCGGCTGGCGAGTGCATTTATCGCATTGGCCGGACTCAGAAATGAACCTGATTTCTCCGTCTGACCGACGCCAAACGCCCAGGGGTGAGCGGCAACGGTCGAGCAATTGACCGGGGCCAGATTCGGCGGGATACGTAACGTCGATTTACGCCACATCTGGCAGCTCCGGCCAGACTGGAACCTGATAACCCTGATTCACCGCTTCAATCAAAAGCCACTGCGGCAACTCCGGTAACCCAATCAGTGGCCAGCCGATAACAGTCGGCCAGGCACGATACGCGGCGCGGATTGCGGTTAACTCACTGCGCTGCGCTTCTGTCAGTGGCATATCATCAATGGAATAATCACTCACCATCATAGGATCAGTGGCAATGATAAAAGCATCGCGGTACTGGCGGGCAATAGAGGCCAGCAAGTCGCTATTGGGAACCCATTGCACACCATCCCATTGATTAAATTTAGGTGGCGCACTGTCAGTAGTATCTGGAGGATATTCCCCCAACGCCGTGACCGTTATTTTCTCACCGGTGATCGTGCTGTAGCGCACCTCACCCCGGTGATCGGCTTTATATTCCCATTGCAATTCATCTTTGCTACGGCAAATGGCAAAGCCTTTTTTGGCTTTTGGTGGCGCATCTAAATAAGCGCGAGCGGGTAACCCCTGCCCGGTGTGAATAAACTCATTCGATACCCCTATAAACTCGCCACTGTCAGGCGCTGTGTTATAAACAGAAACGTCCCCTGAGCTAACTGCATAGCCATTTTTATCAAATTCAATTGTCATTATGCCGCCCTCACAATGTAGTTAAATGCAATATTTCGTGGCCGAGTTTCATCACCACCCGAATTACTGGTTGCAACACCATTGCCGCTTGTAAACCAAGCAGATGTAGGGCCACCAGTGACGCCCCTAACCTCAAAATTTGTGATCCCGTGATTATGACTTTGTATCCCGTCGCCCTGCCAGCCCAACAAGTTTTGGTCGGCCCTAACACCACGCCCATCATCAAAACCACGAATAAACTCACCGCGCAAATCAGGTAAAACGCCTGTTGGATACTTAGCCGCTAATTTGGGATAGGTAGTCACATTGAATGAGCCACCGTTCATTTTAAAAAATACAATCCCTTGCACCGTTGCGGGAATATTGGCAAGTGGGTAAGGCATTGGCATCCCAATAGGGAATACAGCATCAATCAGCGCTCTAACTTCTTCGCGGTTGGGAATACTGGCTAACTGGGCTAAAAATTCCGTTATCTGTAAATACTGGTCGTGGGGGTTTTCATCCCGAACGTGGTTACTCATCGCCGTTACCCCGACATTGACCGCCTTTTTAACTGCGTTTAAGGTGGCGGCTAATTTCTCGCTGTCGCTGTCAATATCACTACCCAATTGGGTAAAGCCTTTGTCATTGAGAGACGCGTCTGGGTGATTGCGCGATTTTTCATGCTCTTTTAGGGCGGCATTAATATCTGCAATGGCTTTATCAAACGGATTGGCTTCGCGTTTATCTTCCAGCTCATTGGCGGTAATCATTGCCAGTGGCGCAACATAGTGCATAAAGCCGTTCGGGTCGGGATAGTTAGCTAAATCATCGGCATTGTTTTTCACACCAATATGAATAATGGCGTTAAATTGCCCTAATACACTGCCCTGCAAACTCACATCAGCGTAAATAACATTATTCTCACTGGCATCTAATAAAAACGCGTCAGTCAGTAATGCACGAATACCACCGATATAAGCCAGCCCCGGATTAACCCGGTATTTATCGGCTTCTTTACTGACAGAAAAACCATCAGCAAAAAATGCCGCATGGCCGTAATAGTCATAATTTGCCAGGCGAGTGATTTCATCTATCCCACTCAGCCGCGCACTGAAATCAATTTGCCAGGTTTGCGCGGTGACGGTTATTTGGCTGGCCTCAGCGGCTCCGTCAAACTCCATCACAAAGGTGCGGGTAATGTTGTTGCCCTGTACACCGCCAGTGGTGGCGATTTTTTGCTGCAATGCATTATGTACAATCATGCACAAGGTATTACTGGCCGAATCGACCAGGCCGATCCAGTTAAAGGAAAAATCACCGACGCGGGTATCCAGCACCACGGAATAAGCGACCGCTGAATCATTAATCACGCCATATTGCGCTACCGCCTCACGGTGTACGATGAATGCTGCGTCAGGAATACCCTCGTCACGGTCAATTTCGGTATTACTGTCCAGCCCTGGAATGTGTGCGAAAATAACGGTATCAGGCCGGGCCGGTAAATTATTTAATATCTGTTGCGCCTGCCAGTGTTCAAAAGCGCGAGTAATTGCAGTAGCCATAACAATTCCTTATTTTAATTTTGCTGAATACACTTCGAGTGAGTGCTGCATTTGCGCCGGTGTTGAAATCACTTTTGCCGTCATAATGCCAGGGGCAATATTTAATTTTGCATAGTGGTAATAATAATCCCCGCCAAACTCACCACCGTGGATGGCTAAAGCTTTCGTATTAATCACCTGGAAAATATAACGGCGACAGGTGCGGCCATATTGGCGAATAAGCGCCATCATTAAATTATTATTTTCAGCCAGTTGATTATCATTTACCCGAATAATAATAACGTCCCAATCATAGTCAGGCTGGCGCTCATGCTGGGTAATGACACCGATCCCCAGGCGTTCAAATATGGCGGCAAACCCTGCCAACGAACCGGCATCTCTGGCGTTAATAAAGGCGTAATTTACCCGTTTACGGAATAACGCCAGCGGTTCGCCGGCAAACTGTGTTACATCACGCTGATAAGCCAGGGCATTGAGTAGCGGCACTACACAGGTGAGCGGGTCAGTCTGGTTAAGCGGCCATTTCAGCCAGGTGTAAACCTGTCGCCAAAATGCCAGACAGGCACGCATTAATTTCACCGGTTCGCCTTTATTCATCCATACCGGCAAGTTAAATTGAGGTAGCTTATCCATCAGCATTCTCCAGCATCAGCACGCCCAGGCGTGGCACAGATAACCCGCTGATAATGTCCTGTTGCGAAAATGTCAGTGATTCAATTTCAGCAAAGTGATCGTGTAATTCTTCCCCCAGGCGCGACATCGAAAAACGGCTGTGCGGCCAGGTCTTTTGTACGCTGTAATCGGTGTTTTCACGAAATGCACAGCCGATCAGATTGCGGATATTTGCCAGCAAAACGGTGGTCTGTTCATCATTTAAATTGCTCGTAGCAAAAAGATGCAACGTGACCGTGAGGTCATAAATCACTTCTGGCAGTGGCAAGCACAGCACATCGTCGCCGTGGCCGTGATTGCCCTGGCTCATCACATAATCATTCACCGTGTTGATAAACGGCTGACTGGCGATGCCGGAATCCAGCAACAGATAAACGTTAGCGGTACCGGGGCCGCGCGGTGCATCGTGTAAGAAAAATATCCGGTCAGTGCTTAAACCCGCAATGCCAGCAATCAGCCCACGGTAAACCGCATCAATATGATATTGACCCGGCAAATTAAACTGATTGCGTACCCGGTCGCGTAATTCATCATCGGTTTCAATGTCAGCTCCTGGCGTCACCAGCCAATTATCTTCATTGACTGCGCTGGCAATGCCAGCCACCGCGATCGGCAGAATGCGAAAATAACCCGGTGCCAGGTTGTGAGTGCTGCCCGCTGATTCAGCTTTAACCGCAACTAATGCACTGTCACTACCGGCAGCGATAACCGTATCGGCCAGCGTCAATAATTTATACACCGTGCCGTTAATGCGCTCGGTCTGAATAACGGTACCGGCGGCGACCATTACCGCCTGGCTGGCGCTGGTTTTGGTAAAGCGGATCACGCCCTGGGCGGTGCTGGCCTCTTTGCGGGATAAATTGACCGCCCAGGCAAACAGATCGACAAATGTCCCGCTGGCGGTGGCAAGAAACATATTCGCCATCACGGTGCTGGATAAGGCATTGACCAGCCACAGCGCCGGTGCGGTGACAATCGCCTTGATAAGCCGCCAGAACGGCGACATATTCGAGGTGTTGGTAATTAGGTTTTCTTTAGCCACCACCGCCACAAATTCAGCGTGCATTTGCGTTTCGGTGGTCGGTACTCCCTCGTCGGCCAGAATGGCTTTATAGTCAGGATTTGGGCGATTATTCATCATAAGCCTCCGGTCGACAGTGGGCCGAATTCGTAGGTATCAGCGGTAATAAAATAATTGCCCTGGCTATCATCAGTTATCACGATGGTACCCGGCACAATGCGATTATCGGTTTCCGTCAACAGCTCCATTTGCAACAAGATATCGGTGCGCAATACCGGGCTACGCTCAGCAATCAGCAACTTAACCAGGCCGGATTCGATAATCCGATGGATACAATCCTGTGCAATGCTGATGCGGTTATCACACAACAGCGGTTCGTTACCGGACGACAGCGAAAAGTCGCCGTCGGTTATCAGCAGGTCGATATACAGTTGTTCACTCATCCGGCGGCCAACTCCCTTGATTCCATGATGCTATCCAGCGTGGCCCCATTCGGTGGGTAGATATTCACCTCATGAATAGTGTTACCGGTGCGGGTGGTGTTGGTCTGATTACTGTTATTGGTGGTCAGGGCTTTGGCTATCCCGCCCTTATTCATGGCTGGACTCACTAAACCCGCCGGCGCGGGTAATGCCGTTGGTGCGGTTGCGCCGTTCTCGCCCTGGCCGATAGGTTTAAGGTCGATGCTTACGCCGGGGATTTTATTTAATTTGGTGACAATCCAGTTGTAAGTCGCGCCGAAAGATTCGGTTAAGTAGTCCCACAGCTTGCTAAAGACATTGCCGATGGCGTCAGCAAAATCATTAAATGCGGCGACTGGCGACAAGCCGCCAAAGTATGCCACCACCATTTGCCAGCCCAGGGTAATCGACGCCCACACGCCAGCGAACATCTCCCCCACCTGACCGGCAATCTTCATCACCCATTGAAACGCGGCACTGTCCAGCAAGGTGGCCTTAAGCTGATCCCAATGTGAAATCACATACCAAACCCCCGCCGCCAGCGCGACAAGGCCAGCAATAATCAAGGTGATCGGGCTGGTTAATAACTGCATCCCAACACCGGCCAGCATGGTGGCGATACCGTAGGCGCGCATGGCGACGGTGCTGCTTATCAACATCATGCGGGTGGCAATAAGCGTGGCGCGCAAGAATTTTAGCGCGACGTTATAGAGCACAGTGGTAATCGTGACCAACTGAAAGGCGCGAGCCTTGATATTGAGCGCCCACGTCAGGGCTTTGATAACAGCGGTTGCCACAGTCCAGATCCCCGTCAGGCCCAACCAGATAAATTTCGCTACCCCCATGACAATATTTGCGACTGCACCGGCGGCGGCTACGCCCAAGGTTGCCAGCGCGAGGTAACCAATCCAACGGGCGATATTGGGGAACATATCCAGCCATTTGGCGAACTGCGTGCCGGCGTTAATCGCATAATCAGCCAGCGGTGAAATGGCCGGAATAAGCTGCATACCAATGGCAATTCGAATACGTTTCCACACCTGATCGACACGTTCCCACATGTCGGCCATTTTTTTCGCCATCACCACCGCATGATCTAATCCCTGAGTATTCCCCATATCGCGCATATGCTGGCGCAACTTATCGGCCTGGCCCCAGGTGGCAGTTAACGCCTGCGCGCCATCACCAAAGGCTTTGTTTAAGGCGGCTTGCACTTTAACGTTGCCCTCAATGGTGTTACCGAATTTGGTTTGAAGTTTTTGCAGAATATCGGGGAATGCCAACATCTGGCCTTGTGCGTCAGTAAAGCTCAAGCCCAACTGTTTACCGCCATCAATCGCACTTTTCAGGAACGCGTCATAAATCCCGCCAGCTTCGGTGCCTTTGGTCTGTTTGAGCATCCCCATCACGGCGAGTTGTTCATCCATGCCCGCGCCCATTTGCAAGCCGGTGCCTTTGCTGGATTTAACTAACTCGCGGATCTCGTCAAGGCTGGTACCAAAGTTTTGCACCATGTACGCGCCTTTCGACGCCATCATTTCAGCAAACGGGATATTGCCCATTTCGCTGGCGGTGGTGCGGAAATTGTTTGCCATATCAGCCATATAATTGGCGGCACCCTCGGCGCTGCCTTTGGTGGCGACCGCCAGAGTATTAATCGCCGTGGTATAGCGCGGTAGCTCATTATCGGTAATACCAGCAATGGTACTTTTGATGATGGTGGCTGAACTGATAAAGTCGGCGGCATTCTTGCCATAGGCGGTGCTAAAGGTCTGCGCCGCTTTAAACATTTTATCCAGGGCTTGCGTACTGACATTACGCGTAGACAGTTCATCCAGCGTTTTTTGTACTTCATAAGCAGGAGCCACTAAGGCTTTAACGCCCTGAGTCACCCCCCATAAGCCCACCGCCCCGACCGCAACCTGTTTAAACGCGCGCTGGGATTGTTTGGCGAACTGCTCAACAGACTGTTGCGCCTTGCCGAGCGGCGCGCTCAGATTATTTTTAAGACTCAACAGAAAAGACAGTTCTTTCATGATTATCCCTGGTCACCGTTAAAGGCTTTGCATATGCCAGCGGTGGTGCCGTTAATGGTGCTTTCGTGGAAGTATTCAGCCAGCCAGGCCGCGCGCGCCAGGCTCATAACGTCATCACCCTCGTTGGGGAGGTAATGACGTCGGAGCGTCATATATTGTTCAAGCGGGTTACTCTTAATCGCTTGAATTAGCGCGCTTATTCCTTTACTTCGATTTCAGCATCCGGCGCGTAAATCTCATTCACTTTCTTGACAATTGCCGTCGCCATGCCGGGCCATTGCAGCAGTTCGGCCAAACCGTCGCGTGATTCGGGTACAGCAATACGTTTCAGATAAGTGCTAACTGCACCGATAATATTTTCATCCCGCACCGACTCATTCAGGAACTTGTTATAAGCGACCAGCGTCGGGGCGAATTGAACATCAATGCCTTTGACGCTCAGGGTGATCACATCTTTGGTTTCTTTGCTCATTTCTCTAATTCCTTTCGTTGCTTTATTTCGTTTATCAATTGGTTATGCCGTGCGGCGCATTCCGGGTATATCTTTTGATACTGTCCTAACGTGTCGCTAAAATCAGTGCCGGTATTACCGGCCAGGCGTGGCAACGTGACCGGGCAAGGGGTCAACAAGTTTTCCTGATAAGGTACGTTCGGCACGTTCCGCACTGGCGTTGAACAACCGGACATACTCATCAGTAGCGCAAACAGTGCTAAATACCGGCTTAATGATTTCAGTCCTGATAAGGCGCTCGGTGTGCACTTCATTAGCCCTTAGCTCCGTTAATTTGTTCTCAAGCTGGCGCGCTGAGGTGCCGGCGATATTTTCAACCTGTACGCGGTTGGCCTCGGCTACCTGGCTAATTGCCAGTTCGATTTTTGCCTGGCGGTCGCCGTGCATTGTCCAGCCTAACCACCAGGCAGCAATCAGTAGCAGTACCGCCGGCAACAGTTCACGCATCACTTCACTCCGTTATGTTCCAGGCTAAAATGATTACCGTCTGGATTGGATTTAAATCGTCCGCCCCAACTGCCGCCGATGGATTCCCAATATTCACCCAAGGGTTTATAAGCCTCGGTGCTGGTCTGATACTGGCCGTTAATAAACAGATTGAAATCCACCGCCAGCCGTTGGGTGTGCAAGCTGTTAGCAATGCCTTTACCATTTTTGGCGTTTAATGCCGCCTGTTCCGGGGTGCGCCAGGCTTCGCCAAAGGTCAACCGGTAGTTGTGATTGCCCGCCCAATTAATGAGTTGGGCGATCATTAAAGTAAATACCGCCTGTTTTTCGCTTAATGTCATGATTCATTTTCCTTTTTTAGTCGTCCCAGATAGCGCACCAGTAATCGGGTCAGGGCCATTTCAATCACACTGGAACCCATAATTCCAAGGGCAGCAGCAACACCGACTAACGCCAGAATGTGAATATCTGGAAAGTGAATCAGCGCCATACCGGCCAGTAATGACGTGCCGGAACCTAAGATTGTCCGGCCCACAATCAGACGCAGGGTGATCGCCTCGTTACCCACCAACACCTTGGCAAGTGAAATAACCGCGCCAATCCCGCCCAGCATCAGCACAATGCGAATAAATGATGTTTCTCCGTTTGGCATATGCATCACTCAACCGATCAAGTCGCGAACGTCGTCGCTCGATAAAATCGGCGTGCCGTCAATGTGGATAAAGTCCGGGCTGGTCACAATGTACTTAAATTTATGCGTGGCCGTCTCACCGCCTTTCGGGTCAAAACCTAACGGGCTGGTAATAATCAGCTTGCAACCAAAGACCTCGACCGTTAATTCCTCATCGCCAGTGTTGGCGTAAAACAAAATATCGGTGGTTGGCATCTTGCGGTAACTGCCGGCGTCTTTGGCGGCAGTGCTGAGTTTTTTAAAGTTCTTGGTATCAACCTCCATTTCCCCTTCGGCAGAGACATCACCCGCGACGTAACCATCAGGAATACCGCGCGATTGTGTGGCGGCGGTATTGTCGGTGATATCCACTGACACAGTTTTCACATGGATAATTTGCGTACCCAGGGTAATGTCGATTGAGTTACCGCCAATGCGTGCAGTCGTCATATTAATTCTCCGTTATGGCGGTGATTGACTCGTCGAGCATGATGCCGACTTGAATCGTTTTGGCGCTGCCATAAGGCCGCACCACAATGTAAATACTCACCGTTTCACTGTCAGACCAGCTAATACCCACATCGCCCGCTTGCGGTGATTTCACTTCGCCGGGGAATGTCTCACCATTAATTTGGAAGCTGTGCGACATATCGCGCATAGTGCGAGCGAAATAGGTCTGATGGGCGGCAATGCTGGACGGGGTGCTGTTCATTGCGCGATCGGCGATTTTGGCGATAGCCTGAATGCGTACCCGGCGCGAAACCTTGTCAACCACGCGCACATTCTCAATTTTCTGATAGTCACCGCCGATCACATCCAAGGTGCGGCCATCTGACCAGTACATACCCTCATAATCGGGGTACCACATCGGCACCGAATAACGCAGGTCATGCAAGGCGCGCAAATGGGCCAAAGTGACTTCAACGCCATTTTTATCGACCGGCATATCAGCGCTATCGATGCCCAGGCCAATCAATGCGCCGGTTTTCACTCGCGCCGGGCTGTCGGCTACTGTCACGCTGCGGTGACATAAGCGGCCCGCTAAAACGCCAGCTTCATTGCCCCACAAGGCCGGCACCAGTTGCACCGATTCGGCAGCAATGCCAGTTTCCAACTCGGCCATAAAAGCCTGGTAGGCTGACCAGCTCATGCCCTCAGCCACTTCATTTTGTTTTTGCGGGCCGATCACGGTCAGCATTGACCACACCCAACGGCCGTATTTGTTCGCCAGCTCGGCGCGCAAGGCAGCGTATAAGTTAATTTTGGTGCGGCCGGCGCTCACCTCAGTGATAGGAATGGTGCAGACCACCCCCTCAACAGAAAACAACTGTTGCGCGCTGAGAATTGCCAGCATGTCGTCGCCCGGTTGTGCATCAACCGGTAAAATGATGGCGTAGGCTTGCCAGTTTTGACCGCCATTAAGCTGAGCGGCGCGCACGTTCTCACGCAGAGCGCTATCCGCATCAGCCAATACCACCGTGATATCCGATTGCGAATCCAGGGCGATTAAATCACCGGGGTTATCAGAATCAGCGGTGGCACTGCCAATAAACAGCACGGTGCGCTCAACTTCGTTAATCCTGCCCTGGCGCTGGTTAAGCTGGTTTAGTGTTACTGTGGGCCATGTCATTTTTTTACTTTCCCCTTAATGTCTTGCGCCCGGACGCCACCGCCGTAATTGATGGCTTGCATCTGACGCGCCAGCATTTTGTTAAATTCATCGTCATTGACTGCCAGCCATTCGCGGCCTGGCAAGGTCACCGTCCAGCTTGTTTTCGCTTTTCGCCCCTCCAGACTGCGGATAATGGCCCCGGCTTTATCCCGGCTCAGTGAATCCATGATTTCACTCACCGACGGGTTACGCGGGGCAGTCTTGGGAAAAACGGTGTAACCCAAATCCAGTAATCGTTTTGCCTGGCGCAAGGTCGCGCCGGCCTCGCTGCTCTTTCGTTTCTTTGCCTGGTCGGCGGTGACGGTGGTGGTAAAGCCTGATTGCTGCATTTTCCCAACTACCCCCGGTGACGTTTTTTTGTTGCCACGTAAATAAATTTTTGCGGAATCAGACGCCGGTAATTCACTGATTGCCATCATCTTTGGCAATCCACGCATCATTTTTCCTTTGAAGCCGTTCTGGCGTTTGGGCCATTTGATGCCCTCGGCGTTGGCCTGCTGTTTTTGGTGGCGACGGGCTGCGGGCATTACGCCTAATTTCAACAATCGCCACAGCAGCCGCTTGCGCTTATTGGGTGGCAGTTCCAGCGCGGCCAAATCCTTTTTAAGCGCCTCCCATTGGGCGCGGTTCAGCGTAAAATCAGCTTGCATCACTGTTACTCTCACTTTCACTCGCACCCGTTGAGTGGGTCGGTGCGGCGGTGCCGTTTGCGCCCATAATCCAACCGGCTGTCGCGGTGTTTACGGTGGGTGGTGCCACCCGGTAACGCTTACCCTCTAGCGGGATAATGCCCTCCTCCTCGCTTTCGACCAGAATGATGTCGTCAGCCAGTGTTACCGTGATAAATAAGGTGGCGTTGTCGTTATCTGTCAGTTGCAAAATGACGTCAGGCGGCGGCAATTCATCGCGGTTGTAATGTTCGTTGGCATGTTTAGCCAACCACACCATGACCAGAGCAAATAAGGTGTCCGGGTCATACTGGCGATAAGGCCAGCGCTCCCAGGCCAATGTCGCCTGATATTGGCGTACCGCAACACGGCGCTGTTTTAGCCCCCACGCTTTAGACGCGTGAATAATTTCAATATTTTCCATCCAGGCGTCGGCCCCGGTGGTTTTCATCAGCCGTTCTGGCAAATTGCTACTGACAAAATCAAACAACTTATCAAGCTCAGTCATACCAAATGCACTCCCACACGGCCCCGGCCTTTAATGCCGCGTAATACCACTGCGGCCTCGGCCAGTAATGACGCTTTAGTCTGCGGTGCGTCCTGATTGGTGTTGTCATCGCGCCGGCTGACGGCGGCAAATTCGCCCATCAAATCGGCTTTTGTCCGGGCATAAACCGCTTTTTTATATTGGGCGGTCAGTGCGTTCTCGCCCTCCATCTTTGGGCCGGGTACCGCGCTGGCCGTCATATAGCCCTTACTTTTTTGCTGCGTGGTAAAACTGGCTAACGAGGTGTTAATCTCGGCAACGGCGGCAAGCATGGCTTGCACCACGGTTTTTTCGTCAATGGTTGGCGGTATGCTGCGCTGACGCTGAAACTCATCCAGTGCCAGGTCAGGCCAAAAACCGTCATTGGTTAACGTAGCTTTCTGAAAACCGTTATCACCGGGTCGAAACATAAAAACCTCTCGTTATGGGGTGCGGGCTGACAAGTTTCCACGGCCCGTGATGCGCAAGCGCTACGGCCTCCACTTCGCCCGCCCCGGCTGGCCGGGTGTCGGTACAGCCCCGCGACCTGTTTAAAAACAACAGTCAGGGGGCGGTGTTCGGTTCCGCCATTTCAGCGGCTTGCTTTTCCAGGGCGCGAATGCGTGACGCAATACGTTTACGCAAGGTTTCCACCCCGATTTTTTTATGGAATCCCTCGGCCTGGGCGAGCAGTTCATTGGCCCGGATCAAGGTCGGAATATCACTGATTGCCGCAGCAACGGGTTTACCATCTTTGTCCCGCAGTAAAAACTCACCGGCGAACTTGAACCATTTGGCGGTGTGCTTTTCGTTTAAGCGCCAGTTCTCACGCACGTTGGTAAAAGTGCGTGAAAAATACGGCTCAATACTGCGACCGGCTTGTGATTCCCCCTCGGCCCAATCCAGCGCCTTATCGATATCGCCGGTATCAAACAGCCAGACCACGCAATAACCGAAAATCGGATATTGATAGACCTTGCCAGCGTTGAGATAGCGCTCGGCGTACGGGAGCCATTTGGGTAACAACTCCTGCGCTTTTAGCGCTATTTTGTCGGCAACGCGGGTTAGTGAACCCAGGCGTTTAACGTCTTTTTCCAAGCTGAGTAATTGCAAGTGCAGACTTTCACCCACATCTGGCTCGGCTTGCTCCGGGGGAGTACGCCGCTCTTTCGCTCTGGCTAATGCCTGCGCCCGGTAACGTAAGGGGTTAAACGCCATGAAATTCCCTCCGCTTAAACCTGAGTGTTATCCAGATTCGGTGCGCCATCTTCGGTGGCACCTGGGATCAAGCCCTCCAACATTGCGGAATTAATATCTTTTTCCGCTTCGATGGTGATGGCTGATTCGTCAATTGCGCCGTACAACATTGGATGCCCCAACGCATAACCAGAGTTGCGCCACCACGCATTTTCAAAGCCAAGGCGGTCTTGTACATGCTCCGCGCGGCGGTATTGGTGATTACGCTGGTTATAGTTGTGCAAGTTTGCCAGGGTGGTAACGGCCATGCGTTTACCCGGCAGGAATGGTGCAACGTAGACACGGCGACCGGTGACGGTATTTGCCAGCATTTGAGCGGCAATATTTTCGGTCGGTTTACCGGCTTCCTGGAATAAACGGAACTGTTCGGCGGCAATCAGGTCTGAACCGATCAACAACACCAAATCCGGCTCATTCTGGAACTGGCTGGGAATGGTGGTACTGATAAGCCAGGAGGCCAGCGCATCCAGCGTTTTAAAAATACCGTTTGCGCCAATGGTCAACTCCCCTGCGCCGGGATTAATCACGCGCGGGGTAAAGCCCGGAATGCGGTCTTGTTCTGGTGTGGCTGGGTTCTCATGCAAGGTGTCGAAATTCTTCGCGATTTGGTGCCAGCCAATATTGACATCTTCCCCGTTAGGATTCGCATCGCCATCAGTTTCAAGCGCTGCACTTGTACCATTAAAGCCAACACGCAAGACATCGTTGGCAAAAGTACGCAGGGTAAACTCGGCCACTAACTGGATAAATTCATCATCGGTGGTACCTGAATGAATCCAGTTCGATAGCGTTTCCCACGGCAGACGAGCGCAAGAGTCCGTCGGGTATAACTGGTAAATATTGCCAGACAGGCCGACATTCTTGGTGAATCGGCCCTCAACCCGGCGACCGGTAAACAGGCCAGGATTACCGACATCAATCACCTGGCCGCGAATCTGGTCAACATCACGCGTAGTAATGAGTGGCAGGAACCAATTTTGCTCCATCAACGCCAGACGTAAGGCCGTTTCCTGCGGCGCACTAATGCTGAACCGTCCAATACCGTTAGTGCTGATTGGCAGGGTATTAATATTCGAACCGCTGGCCTCACCAATGCGCCGGGCATAGTTTTGCGTCAGTTCATATAGCTTATTCATTGGCATAATGAGTTTTCTCGTTTATTTGTCAGTGCGTTTACCGCAATGGCTATTTAATTCTGTCTGTTGCGGTTTAATTAACCGTAAATCAGAAGTTGTAACTCTTACCACTGGACGCATTAGGGGCGGCGTCGGGTAATTGGGTGGTGACTTGTTCAAGTTTGTTAAACTTTTTATCAGCGGCATTGAGTTTATTTTTAAGTTTGCTGAATTCACCGCCGGTGACCTCGTCTTTAATTTCGGTGACTTCTGATTGCACGGTTTCCAAGTCGGATTTAACTTCGGTCAAGGCTTCCTGAATTTCGGTTACGTCGCTGTCATTGGCTTGCAACTCGGAAATAATGGTCGCTTGCTCTTCAATAGTTTCCGCTTGCTCTTCGACGGTATCCTGTAATTCGGCGACCGCTTCGACGATGGTCTGAATATCTTCATCAGAAAACTTTCGGCTGGAACTGGAAAATAAACGCGATTTTGGTTTTTCCGGTTTTTTATCACTGCCTTTATCGGCAAGGTTAAAAAGACTGCGGAATAATGCTTTCTTTGATTTTGGGTCTTTGGTCGACATATTTAATTCCTCGGTGTCGGCAACGTCACTAATCACTAATGCCTCTAGTGCGCCGTAGAGTTTTCCGTTTTTATTGGCACTAAAGCGCATACGCTCGGTGCCGATGCTGGCCGGGGAGCTGGTGACGCCCAAGCCCTCAAGATAGGGTTTTCCGCTACCGCGAAAATTCAGGGTTTCGGTCGGCTCAATAGAGCAAAACAACATTTGCCCGTTGCGATTGGCATACAGCAGATCCATGCCAGGGCAAAGGCGGGCATACAGCCTCATCAAGCCATCTTCTGCTTCGGCTTTTAATTCCTGGACTTCACCGCACGCGCCATACCAGCGCTCATGCTCTGGCCAAATCATGGCGGTATAGATTGCCGGGTCGTAGGTTTCTGCCATATCGACCAGCCATTCCGCTGAAATTTCCCGACCGTCAACCGTCGCGCCCTCAGTCGCTATACGAATAAAATTTGTTGTCAGTTGTGAACCGGACATAATTGACCTTTTAATTAATCGGTTTGGCGTGGTGATGGTATTAACTTCGCTCAGTATTGCGGATTGTTTTTATTATTTCATTTATCAAAGTTCTTATTCGTTCGTAATAAATAGGCATTGCGATTTAATGCGGTATTTAGTTGTCATTTTGCATAAATAAAGCCGCCATAATGAGGCATGACCAGAAAATCAAAATATCCAGAAGAATTAATCGGCGTTGCGCGCTCGTTATATTTAAAGCGCTGGACTGCCCAAGAGATAGCCGCTGAATTAAATCTTAACTCAACGCGGATTGTTTACTATTGGGCTGATAAAGGCGGCTGGCGCAGTCTATTAAGTGAGGAAGATTTAGAATCTGTTATTAATCGCCGTGCGGCGGTATTAGTCGACAAGTCGAATAAAAATGATATTGAGTTAAAAGAACTCGATAAATACATTGATATGCACTGCAAGTTAATTGTCAGCCGTCATAAGCACACTGAAAAAATTCACGCCATGAATTTAGAGGCGGCGGCGCGTGGGATAACCGCAACGGGAGCCGGTGGCACCATTGAGGCTATTGCTAATGAGGGCGACGACAGCAATAAAAAGAAAAGCGGCAAACGTGGCGGTAAGAGAAATAATGTGGCCGATATTGTGGCTGCTGATTTTGATGAGTTTGTTGATGGTCTGTATGACTATCAAATCACCCTGCGGGAAGCGAAAAAACACCGTAACCGCATATGGCTGAAATCACGTCAAATCGGCGCGACCTGGTACGCCGCATTTGAAGCGCTGGAAGATGCCATTTTAACCGGTAACAATCAGGCGTTCTTGTCGGCCTCTCGCCCTCAGTCGCTTATTTTCCGGCGCTATATCATCAAGTTTGCTTTTGAATTGTTCGGCATTGAATTGACCGGCGACCCTATTGTGTTGAGCAATGGCGCGGAGTTGCATTTCCTGTCAACTAACACCAATACCGCCCAAGGCTTTTGCGCCAACGTCTACATAGACGAAATTTTCTGGCAACGTGGATTTACCGAACTAAAAAAAGTGGCCGGTGCGATAGCTACGCATAGCCATTTACGCCGGACTTATATTTCAACGCCCAGCGCTAAAACCCATCAGGCTTACCCGTTCTGGGCGGGTGACGAATGGCGCAAGGGCAAAAAGGCGCGGGAAAACGTCGATTTCCCAACCTTTGCGCAAATGGAAGCCGGGATTATGTGCCCGGATAGCCACTGGCGCTATATCACCACGGTTGAAACCGCCGTTGCTGATATGGAGGAAAAGGCCAAAGTCTATGGCGCTGCCGCCATTCTCATTGACCTGGAAGAGATACGGGAAGAAAACGCCGAAAGTTCCTTTAACCAGTTGTACATGTGCCAGTTTGTCGACACCGGCGATTGTGTTTTCCGTTTCGACCAGTTGGAAAAATGCCTCACCAACGTCAGCACCTGGGAAGATCACGACGTTAACGCCATGCGGCCCTTTGGTAACCGTGAGGTGTGGGCCGGCTATGACCCCGCCCGCACCGGTGATACTGCCTCGTTTGTGCTGGTCGCACCGCCACAAGTGGATGGGGAGCCGTTCCGGGTACTCCATATCGAAACCTGGCACGGCTTCGCCTTTAAATATCAGGTAGGTCGCATCAAGGAGTACATGGCCCGCTACAACATTACCCATATCGGCATTGATACCACCGGTATTGGCGGGCCGGTGTGCGAAATGGTGCAAGATTTTGCGCGCCGTGAAGTGACACCGATTCGCTACAGCCAGGAAAGTAAAAACCGCCTGGTGATGAAGATGATCGATGTGGTCGAGCATAAACGCATTGCCTGGGATATTGAAGATAAAGGCATTGCGGCCAGCTTTATGGCGATTCGCCACACCACCACCAAGAGCGGCGGCGGCATGACCTTTGTTGCTGACCGTAGCGCCGACACCGGCCACGCCGACCGATTCTTTGCCATCGCCCATGCGGTGATAAACGAGCCAATTAACAACGAACGCAAGCGGAAATCCGGCTGGGCGGGACGTCTGACAGGAAAAAATAATGAGCAAACGCAAACAGCGCTACAGCGCCAGGCAGCAAAAATCCAATGCGCAAGCCATGCCGGCACGGCGTGGCACATTCAGCATCGTAACGACCGATACCCCCATGCCGATATTGACGCAGGGAACGCAGTATCACGAAATCTGGTACGACTCGACCGCCGACCACTGGCGGCAACCCATCGACCGGTTAGCCCTGGCACAACTTGCCAACATGTGCGGGCAGCATGGCGGGGTTCTGTATGCGCGGAAAAACATGGTGGTGAGCGACTATTCCGGCGGTGGCTTGAGCCTGGGCGAAATGGGCCAGGCGGCTTATGACTTTTTGCTGTTTGGTGATATCGCTATATTGAAAGTGCGTAACGGTTGGGGCGATGTGGTGGATTTGGTGCCGTTGCCGGCGCTGTATGTCCGACGACGCAAGGACGGGAATTTTTCGGTCTTGCAGAAAGGCCCGCCGCTTATTTACCCGGCGCGTGATGTGATTTTTTTGCGCCAGTACGACCCACAGCAGCAAGTTTATGGCTTGCCGGATTATATCGGCGGGATGCATAGCGCGTTACTGAATACCGAGGCGACCATCTTTAGGCGGCGCTATTACCATAACGGCGCGCATACCGGCGGGATTATCTACACCACCGACCCCAATTTAAGCGACGAAATGGAAGAGGATATCGCGAAAAAAATTGAGGAATCCAAAGGGGTGGGCAACTTCAAAATGATGTTTATCAATATCGCTGACGGTGGCGAAAAAGGGGTGCAATTTATCCCGATTGGTGATGCCGGCGTAAAAGATGAATTCGCCAATATTAAAAGTATCAGTGCGCAAGACGTTTTGACCGCGCACCGCTTCCCCTCCGGCCTGGCTGGCATCATCCCGACTAACGGGGCGGTGATGGCCAGCCCGGAAACCGCACGCGATACCTATCGAAAAGATGAGGTGATCCCGCTGCAACGGATGTTCGCCAGTGCGGTGAGGCATGACCCCGAAATCCCGCCCCATTTGCATCTGCAATTTGAGGGGCTAAACAGCAACGGTTTGCCACTGACCAAACCGGCTGATAATGAGATTGTTATCACGCCCGGTGATGGAGCGTAACGGATGAGAAATAAGCGGCAAAAAGTGCTAAAATTTCGGCAAGATAGCGGTTTTTCGGGGGGTGGCATGGCGACAATCAAGGTTATTTGCACCGCGTGTGGTGCGCGGATGCATAATCGTAAATCAGTATGGCAAGCGCCCCAGCTTGCAAACCTGTATTACACCTGTACCAATGTGGAATGTAGCGAAACCAGCGTTTATGAATTAACCCATTCACATACCGTTAGCCCTAGCGGCCTGGGTGATAAGGGATTGATTAAAGCACTGTTGGAACGGCTGCGGCCAGATGAAAAACAGATTGCCCTGGATTGGTTGCAAGGTCAGCCAGGATAAGAGAAACCCGCCGAACGGCGGGTTTTTTTATTGAAAACGATAAAAGTTATTTAAGGAAATACAAAGGTTGATACATTCCAAAAAAATAGCAAAATGTATCCAAATGCAAGTAATTTGATCTGCCAATTAAAATAACTAATGGCTTTTTTATCAAGTGAATATACTTTTTTTAAAAGATCCTCATTATTATTAACAGGCATAGACTGGGCAGCACTAAGGATTTTAATGCTTATATCCATGATTTCATTTTTTAATTTTATTTCATCAGAGTTCATTATGAATTTATTAAAATCCACATCACTCTTGTTTTTAGCTAATTCAATAACAACTAACTCATTAGTTTGAAGTACAGAAGTTGGGGTTATGTTTCGTGATTTTATTTCTAGAATGTCTTTTTTTATCGCGTCAATGGGCGTTTTGAATAAATCTCCTGACATTTGGTTTATCGTGTATTGTATTCCAAGATATCCAAGAAGCTCGTGATTTTTCTTAATATATAAAAACCCAAAATATAGGCTAATAAAAAGTAGCAATACTGATATAGCCCATAGTGATGTCCACCATGTGGGAGATATTCCCTTAGTTAAGGTCATACAAAAACCAAGTGTTACTATTGTGGTACTAAAAATAAAATAAACAAACTTTAATGAATTCTCTCTTTGTTCAGCATAAGACTTAAAAGCCAGTTCGTTCATAAAACACCTCATTACATTACCAATAAATAGAATGGCTAAATTTAAATAGTGGGCTTGCTTTTAATCGCGTCGATGAGTGATTTAACTAACTCCTGAACTTTAACATTCCCTTCCTCGTCCTTTCTTATTTTTTCAAGTTCAATTGTTGTTTGATCTTTATTTAAAATGAAATTTCTTTCAACAGAAAGCATATTTTTAATGGCATATTCGATTATTTCTTTTTCATTATATGAAACAGCCATTACCAATCCAATTCGCTTAGACTCTATATTTACTATTTCACTATTTATACTCCTTGTTGACTCAACCCCTTGCTTATATGCCTTTATAAAGAAAAATGCTATTAAATTAATTGCAGCTATGAGTATAGTTTTTGATAACAACACAAAATAATTACTAATCGAATTTAAATTACTGACTTCGAGATATGGAGTAGCATATAGAACTGTAAATATAGATGCACAAACCAAACAAATTCCCGCAATAAGATTTAAAATAAGAAACATGTATTTTATATACATTTCGTTATTTAAGTTTTTGATGGTTAGCTCGGTTAACGTCATTATTACCTTAATCATTTCTTCCGTTTTTCTTACGTCAGGAAGTGAAGATTTAATTTCGCCAGTCTCTTTGTTATTGTTATCATTATTATCACTGTATTTTTCCGATGAGTTCTTAATATAAAAATCATCGGAGACTCTTACCCTCATTCTTTGAATAAGTAACAACAGCATTGAAATTAGAAGAATAACAACTGTAGACGCCATAAGTAATGATAAAATTGCAGTTACTCCACCATCCTGTTTAGGAGGAAAGTAATTGATGGCTCTTTCTAATATATCCACCATTTTGAAATCATACTTTAGCTCATCACCTCTTTGGTTTGCCCTTGCAGGTAAATCGTTAAAACCTTCACTCTTAGAATCTAATGCTGGCTCAACCTTGCTAAAATTTAGTTTACTCATGTCTTTTTCAAAATTTTTAGACAATTGTTGCATCATTTCAATAGAGTTATTTATTTGTATATTGATTTTTTTCTGTTGATGCTGGCTATACAGTGAGTATGCAAATGAAATAGTTGCAATGATAATAGTCATACACGCAACTATAAAAATTGCATTTATTTTGTTTTTGTTGGTATTTTGTTTCATTGTTAACCATTATAGAGTCTTATAGATTTTTATTATGCTTTGAATTATAAATTAAATACAAGTGTGTTATCGAATGTATTGATTGAATTTCACTTGTTTTTTTCTCAAGCAACAACACATATATCAGAATATTTTTTGTCAGGTATTTTCCTCACTGACATTTTTATACCCTTGTCCTTTATCCGCCAGCCCACGTATCGCCGCGCGGGCTAAAATAAGGGCCTGCCCGGCGTGAATTGCTCGGCAGAATTCGTCATGTTCATTCGGATGCTCGGTAGGAAGCTGTAAATATTGATTCCATACATCACCCAGCATTTGGGCGATTCGGTGTTCTGCTGCCGACAATGTGCATACGGTATCGGTGTAACTGATGTTTGTTGTTTCCATGGTTTATTTCCCCTTATCTGGTTGTATATCAAACGACATAATTAACTTCACTTCCCCTTGCTGCCAGCATTCCTGGTCAAGTCGGGCGGTCATTTTGTTGGGGAATACCAGATTGCCGCCCCTGGCTAACACGCTGATTTGCCATTTTTCTAATATCCAGCCGCTACGCTGTACGGCCTGGTCGATTTTCTGGCACATTTCCACCATTGAGGCGCTGATAGGCTGCGCCTCAATTTTTTTCGGTGGTTTTTTAGCTTCTTCCCGTAGTCGGTTACGGAGTTCTCGCCGCTGGGTGTAGGTGAAACTGTCAAAATTATTAAAATCTGGTGGTGGCGTTGTGCGTTTTTTACGCTGCCTTGGGGCTTCGTCGTCAGGGGTGGGGACAGTTATTGCCACGAGTCCGAGGGGCGATACTGCCGCCCCAATGTCAAAATCAAAACCAACGTCAACCCCAACGGCCACAGGGGTGGCCTTGGTTTGGCTGTCGTCGCTATCAGTTTTGCGTATCATCTTCCAGTTATCGCTATGGATACAAACGCGTGAGCGCTCGCCCAGGCTGGGTGACCAGATGCCAAAAATTTTGGTGCCGTGTTCGCCGTAGTCGTTGGGGGTTTCGGATTCAATGTAAGCGGTGCGAATAAGGTGGTTTTGGCGAGGTTCCAGCACCCCACCCTGTTTGAGGATGTACGTTGCCATGCAGCCGGCATCTGCGGCGGCTAATACATCGTCCATTGCTTTATTGGCTAACACTTTTTTCCATAACCAGACTCTATTTAAGCCGGTTTCGTCTTTTGATTCCTCAGGGAGGGCGGCTTCCAATTTGATGGCTTTTGCTTCGGCTTTGCGACGGAGTTGGCCAGCCAACATGCGCAATTCGCGGTAGACCTGGCGGGAGGGAATGCCAAAAAAGCGGAATTGCTGGACGCCGTGAAGTGAAGCCCAGGCAACCGCCCTTTCGGTGTCTTCGCCCAATGGTTGCCCGGTTTCTTTACTGACGATCGGCTTACCGGTCGCTTTGTCCAACTTCCCTTTAAGGTTGCTGCCGCGCACGTTCTTACCTAGATACTTGGTTAAATAACTGGTGATAGTGCCTTTGCTTTTGAGCACCGGTTTAACATCAAAGCGGGGTTTAATATCCCGCCCTAACTCTTGACGGTCTTCACGGATAGCAAAATCCCGCATCACTTGAGTGATGGCGGCGCGGTCTTTCTTTTCCATGATGCACATTAAATGCCAGTGGACAGTGCCGTCATGGTGAGGTTCAGCAATACGGACGCCATACCAGCGTAGCCCCAGCCGGTTGAGTTTCTTCCTGATACCCGCAAACAGATTGACCAGGTAATCACTGCTTTCCTTGATGGTTTTTGTGCTCCATTTGGGGTTGGGTACGCCATCTTTTAGCGTGGCGTGATACTTGGATGGGCAGGTGATGGTGTAAAACATCGCTTTATCTCCGCGCATTTCTGCCAGATTTTCTAAACCCTTACAGGTGGTCATCATTTCGATGTAGCGTAGATGTGGGTTACTGGCGCTGGCGTTAACCACTTCTTCCATATCCATGACAAAACCGCTGTCATTAACCAGTTCATGAGCGCGGATGAACTCAGTAGATCGCCGCCATTGCTCGCGCTGATAGATGAGTGCTTCCTGGCTGATGTAAGGGGAGTTTTTTTTGTGAACCAGCATGGCAGCGCGCAATTGTTCCTCTCGCCACTGACAACGTAAGCGCCATAAGCGGCCTTTCCACCAAGTCGCACAGCGTAAACGCGCCAAGGCACCGGGGATCAGGTCGTAAGGTATTTCACCTCTACGGCGTAATTTATCGTTGAGGGCGTCCCAATTCGGTGGAGTGATTGATAGCTTTTTAGCTTCGTTAGCTACGGCGTGGTAGATGCGTAATATCTGGCGCGGCGTGGCATTTTCAGCCGGTAGATTAGCCATTTGGCTATCGAGCAACATGTCCATATGCGCAGCGGTCATGGTTGCCAGGGTGGTGACTTCTCTTTTATTAAGTTCGGCCAGATGTAACAGGCCATCCAAACCCTCGCGGCTGGCAATATGTCGCATTGCGGCGGTTTGTTGCTTTCCTCTCATGGCGTCCAGGCGTGACAATGCTTTCTCAATAGTTCCGTTTAAGAATGCATTGGCCCGCTCGTCACACTGTTCCCGGCGTAAGTAATCAATACGTCGCTGTAATGGCTGGCGAATAAATTTAGGCTGGCTGGTGAGATTGGCCTGAATCTCTAAAGCGGGGTAGCTGCGTTCAGCTTTTTTTGATTCAACCAGGCGCGCTAAGAAGAGTTCTTTCCTGTCCTCAGCCTCTTCAAAATATTCAATCCACCGCTGACGTTTTCCCCTGGCCTTGCGTTCGCCCTCAGTCAACAAAGCGTCAGTGGCCGCTTGCAGGTCTTGGCGGTAAGCATCAATGACCCGCGCCAGCGGGCTGGCTTTGGGGAAGCGTTCAATATCCAGCAGTGGGTTTATGCTGGCGTTGGGTTTATTCCAAGAGTAAACCCCGGCAAACGTTTTATCGTTTCCGGGGTAAGGTTGTGACGGGGTGGGCTGAGTTCTGCCGTGTTGGCTGGTCATTGCTGGAATGAGCCGCCGGGTGTAGGGAATTGCCGTATACGGTGGTGAACAATGGCGCATACCGTGCCTTTCGGTATTTCCATTTTTTCAGCGATAACACTCGGCGTTAATCCCTCGGCATAGAGCGCACGGCACAGCTCAACATCATGATCGCTGTGTTTTGAGTTGCGGTTACGTTCGCCAATCGTTGACGGGTTCACATCTTCGGAAAATGCTTTTACCCGGACGGCGGTCAAGGTGCGGCCAAGGTGATCGGCAATGTCTTGATATCGGGTGGTGTTTACCGCTTCACGCAGATAAGCCACCTCATCCGGTGACCAGGGCTGGCCGTGACGATTTGGGATAGTCATAGCAGCCCCCTTAAAATGGGATTTCATCGCAAGGATCAAAAAATGAAAGCAGGACTAATTTCGGCGCGGCAAAATCACATTGAGTAATGTCTGATATTTCCACCCCAATTTTACGGCCGGTATATTCATCAGCTCCGCCGTCCCACTCAACTAAAAGCAGATAATCACCGACTTTAAAATCACGGTCATTAGTGCGTAACTCGGCTTTTTTTCTGCCATCAATAACCGCCTGGAAATATTCAGGCAGGATTTTTAATTGATGGGTTATTGCTGTTCGCGAATGTGAAGCGGCTTCCTGAAATGCTTCCGCTGTACGCAGCGCTTCTTTACGGTCGGACTCGGTTTTATGTATTGCCTGAATGGCTAGCTCAGTTGTTTTATCATGGCCCTCTTTACAGATATTCTTACCGGCATCAGTACCCATGATCGCAAAGATTAAAGAATCCCATTTGGGTTCGAATGATGAATTGAATTCTTCTAAGTGTGTCACTCTCTGCCGTAGTTTGGAGGCTTCACTATTTAGGCGTTCGATTTCAAGACCGGCAGCAACTAAATGCTTTCTTACATGCGCTCTCAATACGATTGCATTCATGCCATCGAGCGCAGCAAGGGGAATGAGACTACTAGCCGCACAAGTCAGCCCTTTAATTGCATTGGTGGTATTAATATGAGTAGCCATTATTTAGCCTCTTTATTTACAGTGGATGAATTAGCAACGAGTTTAATTTCTGAAATCCAATTCACTAAGTTTTTTAATATTCCCTCTTTAGTTATGTCGGTAATAACAAACCCAGCCAGTTTGTTCTCTAATCGCTCAAGCAATATCAAACGTTCAGAAAGGCGGGCATTATTAAAATGCTCGACCAGTTCTATGTCGTTTATCTCTTTGGTTAGTTTTATCGGTGCCACAGTCATTGTTATCACCCCGTTTTTAGATAATGGGAATCCCGACGCAGTAAAGCGCCTGTTAATTTCAGGTGTTTATTTAATTACTTTTATTATCTGGCAATGGATCACAATCTATATAGGTGATTCTTTGCGGTAATAAACTGGCTGATGCCCGCCATCTATTTAGTGCATCAACGATATTTCTCTGCTCTTGTGGTCGTAGTTCCTTAAACGCTAATCCATGCCTGGCCCTTGGAATATCTGCCAGGTAGTAAATGGCACCTTTCATTTTTGGGTCTGTCTCGCCCATTTCTTTGAGCAGTGCGGGAATAATTCCCTGGTGTTTTTTGTTGGGGAATAAACACCAAATTTCAGCGGTATGCTGTAGGCCGTGCTGACGCTCTTTTAATGTCAGCGGTACCGCGCGCGCCTTTTCAGTGTTTGCCATATATCCCCCTACGCAAATATTCCCATCAGGCGCGCCCACCAACGGGGTTTACCCTTGGGTTTTGCCATAAATGGAGTGCGGCAACCTTTGATAAATTTCACTTCGGTAGCTTTAGGTTGAAAGTGGCGACCGTCCGGCGTTTCAATCCAGCCGCGCAGGTGGTAGCGGTGTGTAACTTGCTGGCCGTTCGTTAGCATTCCAGCCAGTGACGGGCATTGGTTAGCGGTCATGTGGTAGGTTCCTTAATTGGCCGCGAGACTAGCGAGGAAGTTTTTCAAATATTGCTGCTATTTTTTCTTTACCTGCATAACCAGTTACACCAAAGAACATATAGCCGGCCATTTCGCCATTATCGAAGTATCGACGGCGATGAATTGTGACTTTTTCGCCCAGTGTGGCAGGGTCTATTGTTTCGCTAATGCTATATTCTTCGGTGGTAGGGCTAGGGTCTTTGGATGGAATAAGGGCGGCGGCAATATCGTCAAAAGTTGCATCGGTATAAATTGTTAATCCACCATTGCAGTTTATTTTTCTTTGACCATCACCTTTAAATACTGAATCCACGATTGCAGTATTTAGAATTAGATAGTCGTTACCGCTCTTTATTTTTACAAAATTTGGCATATTTAAACTCCTGCTAATAAATAAAGATAAAACCCTTTCGCAAATTGCTTTATTTGAGGGAGGGCTTTATCCCCTCATTTCATACAACCGATCAATGTATTCGGTTGCCTGTGCCTGGGCGTCGAACTTGCCGTATGACTCATCACCCTGGCGAACGTGGTAGCGGGTAATTGGATTTCTTTTATTACGTTTCAATCTGGTAATTGAGAAACCACGGTAAGCACTGGTGTGATCGCTGATAATAGTCAGTGCATGGATACCGGTTTTTATTAACTTTTGCGCTGTAAGGGCGGGATCAAAGTAAATCATGCCGTTGCGCCATACTGATTGATTGTCTTTTTATTCGCTTTGGCGGCGGATGTTTTAGTTGCTGCAATTTTACGATTCACTGCTGCGGATGGCCTGGAGGTAACTAATCTATCTTTCCATGCGTGCCATTCAGGTGTAGCGGTGCAAGCCAGTTGGTTAGCGTAAGCATCCCACTCACCACGATGGATCAAAATCTCACCCTCCCCGTCTAAATTCTGCGGGTTCTTTAGTCGAATCACCGGAAGTTTCCCTGCCGCAACCATTTGACGGATTGCTTTTGGTGTTTTGCCAATGTAGTTAGCGAAAAACTCTACCGACACCAATACCGAGGAGGTTTCTGATACTTGTTGCATTTGCTATTCTCTCCATTCGCTCTCGCAAGAGCCTCTTAGGGGTCGTTAGAGTCCGTAGGAGCGCCGCGAGTTATCAATATGGATAGAATCTACGTGAGTACGTAATTTATGTCAATACATGACAATGAAAAGTTAAAGGCAATTCGTCAATCTGAAAGATTAAACATGCGGGAAATGTCTGATTTAATAGGGATTAATTACACAACTTACGCTGGCTACGAGTCAGGCAAAGCTAAAGTATCCCTAGAGGCTGGTAAAAAACTCTTTAAGCACTCCAGATTTAGAAAGTACCGTGACTGGTTTATGTTTGATGAAGTTGATCCCGCTGCCGGACAGATAGCTCCGGCACTCTCCCCTTGTGGGCAAGACGAAACAACCTCACCGCACTCAGACAAAAAGATTGGTTAAGTATCTATAAAGTTTATATTTTTGATATTTCATTCCAAGATAGTTATTTCATTGAGGGGCTTACTTATGTCAATTAAGAAGCTCACTGATGGTCGGTACGAAGTGGATGTCAGGCCGCAGGGTTCGGAAGGAAAACGGATTCGGCGCAAATTTGATAAAAAGGCAGAGGCGCAAACGTTTGAGCGCTATGTCTTGGCAAATTTTCATAATAAAGAGTGGGTTGATAAGCCAGCAGATAAAAGGGTTCTTTCTGAGCTAATCGAATTATGGTGGAAGTATCAAGGCCAAAATACGAAGCATGGCGAAAAGGAAAAGTTGAGGCTGTATAAAATAGACAGAGAAATGAGTAATCCACGAATCTACATGATTACACGTAAGTTTCTCATGGAGTATCGTTCGCAACGCCTAAGTTCTGGTTTGTCACCTGCAACGGTGAATCGTGACCTTTCTGTGCTGTCTGGTATGTTCAGTACATTAATTGAGGCGGAAGAGTTCCATAGTGAGAATCCGATCTGTGCGGTATCGAAGCTAAGGTTAAAAAATAGCGAAATGTCATTTTTGTCTGAGGATGAAATCGTTGATTTGCTTTCAAAAGCTACAGGAGATCAACGCAGAATAGCGCTGCTTTGCCTAAGTACCGGTGCAAGATGGGGGGAAGCTAAGAATCTTCGGGGCGAGCACATAGTCGGGAATAAGGTTACTTTTGTTGAAACAAAGAACGGGAAAATACGCTCAATCCCGATATCTGATGAAATGTTAACTATCATCAAAACAAAGAAATCCGGCCAGCTCTTCAACGCAGATTACAATGAGTTCCGTTCACTATTGAAAGAGTTAAAACCTGATTTACCAAAGGGGCAGGCATCACATGCGTTACGGCATACCTTTGCAACTCATTTTATGATGAATGGCGGGAACATAATCACACTTCAACGAATACTTGGACATTCCAATATTCAACAAACGATGAACTATGCTCATTTTGCACCGGATTTTTTGCAAGACGCTATCACACTAAATCCGTTGAGAGGTGTATCCCTTGTCCATAAATCGTCCACCGGTTGA